CTGTGCTAAGGTTTCGATATAGGAACAATTTATGAATCCAACTCATAAACTATAGAGAAACAGCACATGCCACTTAATCAAAGAAATAACGGATTAAATAGGGTTCCAAAGGAGCACTTACCATGTAAACATTGGCAAATTCCTTCCATACAAGTGGCACATGATCAAGTATTGTTTGGTTTTCAATAACACAAACGGCATTCAACGAATCAAAATAACGTTCCATTTCATACTGTGCGCCCACAGCAATGCCAAATACTTGTTCCATCAATATCCGCGTAGCCATTCCGGTAACGACCTGCAACACATCAGCGTGCTGAGTCCAGAAAGTGTAGGCTTCACGTTGAAGTAAATCCGTGTAATCACTATTTCCTTTCCTAAAATAAACATAATCATCTACAAGTACACGTAGAAGATAACGAGAAAAGGCACCGATTACAGGGCAGCCTGGATATTGGTAAGCCAAAGAAAATGCTTTGGCCTTAAGTAAACCTCTCAACACTTTCGATTTCGAGAAAACATACTGTTGAGTGGAAAATCCTGTCTGAGCGAGAATTTTCATTGGGTCTGCAATATTTATCAAATCAACACTATCAAAGATTAATCCACAGAAACTGGCGCGGGTAAGATCTTCCGTCACAACCATTTTGATAGTAAGTCCAAGTGATTTAAAATCCTCGGCAGTAGGGACAGGACCGTCAACAACAAACAATCCATCATCACCCTCAACTACGCCGATTACGTTAGTACAACCTTTGCGTTTACATAAAAACAGCATAAACATCAAATTTGAGAAACCATTACCTAAAGATGTACACATTTCACCAGACATCCTGGTGGCTGGAACCGTAATATTTAGTAGTTTAGACACACACTTGTTCATTCCAGCAATAACCTTATACATATAAAATTTAAATTCAGCACGATTTGGTAAATATTGGGTCATATAATCGTAGAGGACAAACTCACAACACTGCATGAGCTCCTCAGTAAAATGCGATTCAAAAGCAGTATAATCCGTACAAATATACTTTGAACCCACGCGAGCAACGCGATTAAATATGTAACGAGCACGATCTTTAACGGGGATCTTTTTGACAAACCAATCTGATCCAAATACAGATTGTTCTATAGCTTTAAAGGTGGGGCCAACAGCACATTTAAATTGATCAGAGCGAGCATTAATCCACCTAGCATGTTTAAATTCGGGATAGCTTTCATCCTTAACAAACGACTTAACAACAAAATGCTTTTCTTTCAACACACCTCCACATTCACGCCATTTTGTTTTAAGTTCATTTATCCTACCACGCGAATAGCCTGTCTTTTCAAGCCAATTGTCAACGGTTAAATCAGTATCATAAGGTAATGGAACCAAATTTTGCATACACCATAAATATACAAAAGCTTTGAGAGCAGCAAGCATTCCCTCATCGGGAGATGGTGGTTTGCAAGCGAAACGCTTTGCAACCCCCAGTATAACGGTGTCCGTGTCAGTTGGATCGACATGGGGTAAGCTCGTACCTTGTATATGGCACCCTAAAGAAACCTTAACAGGAGGTCTAAGGCTTGGGTCTGAAGGGATGGTAGTTTTAATAACAACTCCATCTTTGATCTCTCCAGGTACAGGTAAGTCTTGTTCTGACGCCCTGTAGCCATATACAACACACCGACTGTTGCTTATACTGAGGCTATGGGAAAACCCAACGCAAGCGAAGCTCGTCGTCGGGTTTCAAATAAAGCCTTAGCAACAATTAATGTATCATCAACAATCTCAGTATTGAACATTGAAAAAGAATCTTTCGGTATATTGATTGTGGTTATGTTTGAGGCAATATGAACCATCTTATAATAAACTTCATTAGCAGGAGCATTCATCTTACACACGGAAGGACTCATCAGTTGAAATAATAACTCACAAGAGATCACACACCTCTTATCAATTGCATTAGACAACAATCCATCTCTAGTTGTTCTCCTGACCACACATTCTCTTAATAGAGGATCCTTATGGATCAAATCACCACGTCTCATGTGGTCATCCCTCAAATCAGGTTGAAAGTCAGCAACATAATCTTTGTTAAAAGCGTCATAAGCACGTACCCACTCACCCATCGTCATATGATTACCAAGATAAACTTCGGATTGATCTTTCAAAATGTTAACATTTAAAGCAACATCACGCACACAATCAGCACCAAAGGCTAAGGGCTTGACACGTAAAATCAAATCTTTCAAAAAATTTGAACATTTATCCATGAGATTCTGCTTTGTTTCTATAACGCGAGCAACAGCCTCAACAGTTGTGTTAACAGTCTCAGAATCATCAATATTTGCTTTCAAAAATTCTTCAACTTTGGTTAAATCTTCAACAAAATTAGATGTGTTACCAAATGCACAGTAATCTTCATGTTTCCAAGCGTCCATCACCATTGCAAGAGATTTGTTAACTTTCCATTCATTACGTTCATATTCTTTTTTCTTATACTCCTTGTTCTCGCGATCTATTTGTTCTTCTAAATACTTACGCTCAGCAGAAGCATTAGTGTAGAATTCATTATGAGGATCTGGATTCATTTTATTTTCGAGATTTGTTTGCAGAGTCTCTATCTTTGCAATTTTCTTAGCAATCTTCTGATCCATTTGTAAATGGAAAGCTTGAGAAAGCAACTTAGCATCTTTAGCATGGCGTGTGGCTCCTGGTTGTTTCCATTCTTTTCCCAATTTCATTTTCTCAATCTTCTTCATTTGTTTCATTCGACGTAAATTTGCATAAGAAATTGGATCTTTCTCCTTTGGTTTATAAACGCGGCGCTTATTATTATTATTGCATCTGCCGGAACCTCTCTGTTTTGGTCCAGACCTCTGATAACGTGGTATCTCCTGATTTTGAGATAGTGATTTACGTCCAGGCTTCTCTTGTTGTTCTGACAAATCAGACGAAACACTCTCATGAACAGAACTTCTGTCAACAACATAATTAAAAACATTATCATATGCTTCATCAATTTCAGCATCATCCATTAAAACATCTTGATCAAATTCCTCTTCATCTGTGGAATACGGATCTTCATCAAATTCATCTTCAATGATCAACTCTGTGGAGGTGGTTTCTTCTGTATTGTTAACAGGCATATTATCATTAACAACAAAGGGAAGATCGAAATCAATTCCATGTCCTAGTGGGTCCAACTCAGCATCCATAACATTCAAAATTTCAAAACATGGCAATGCACCATCAATTAAATGTCTGCCCCTATTTAAGTAAACTCTTTCTACATAAGAAAAATAATTCTGTGGGATAATCCTGCACAGTAAAAATACATCCTCAGAAGATATCCTAATATCATTCTCTTCCATCCAATAAGTGATGGGTTTATCGAGCCAATTCAAATCAACTTCTTGGCAAGCAGCAGTGAAATACACACCTTTATCGGTCAGTGTATAGGAAATCAAATCCTCAGAAGAATCAAAAGACAATTCTTCGTTGAGTTGCTGGGCTTGATCCGGCAATCTCTTAAAAACTTTGTGCAATAAATTATCAAAATATTGAATGATTGGTGCTTTACTCGGTAATGGTGTATTCATTGTGGATATTATCCGGTTTTGGGTATTTGTGAGATGTACAAAATCCAAAAACATATGCTGTATACCAACGCTACTGTTAGCACCACTCACGCTTGAATCAACCCTTTCCAGCTTACCAGGCTGGCGTATATAGGTCCTCCGTTCAAGTCGCCCAATATATTGGTTGAGCTTAGCACGCATTTCGCGTTTCACAACAATCAAAAGAGTTAGAGGATCTATTGAACTAAACAGCGTCGCATCTAAATAGTTTTCACCAATCTCTAATGATCCCTTCGATTAACTTTACCCAAATCGTACAGGTAATGCCTAACCATGGGCCAAAACGGATCGTTTAACGTAACGTCGCGATCAAACGTGTCACTGAATTAGGGTACAGTTCCCAGCATTTTAAGGCCTTTACTTGGCACAATACATAGATAATTTAACTATATTTATTAATTG